CGTCCGGGCGCGGTAACCTTGTGGCCGGCATACTGGCGGCCCACAACCTTAACCAGATCAGCTTCCGCTTCGGTCAGGTCATCCCACTTAATGATCACGCCCTCACCTTCAGGATAGTTCACCTGGGCGCCGCCCAGGTCACCCACGATCATCCATACCGCATTGTCGTCAGCAGAGCTGTAGGCCGGCAGTGCGCTGGAATACAGCACAGGCAGGCCGTCATATGGATCAACGGCAAAATTGCCCGCAACCCGCGCCTCATTGAAGGCCGCAGAGCTGAGACGGTTGATGATCACCACCACGTCCATGGCTTCATCGCTCAGGTTCGCTTCAGCTGCCGGAACGATGGTCAGGCTTGGAGATCCGGAGATCTTCGGAATGCCCACCGCGCTGCTGGTGTGGCTGGTGCCGGCTCCGCTGATGTCGGTGATAACCAGGTCCGTCAGTTTCTTCACAATCTGGTAGGTCAGTTCTTCGTACACATAGCGGACGAAAGCCTCACCGCCCAGGGCCACCGCTTCATCGCTCAGGCGAATCCACTTCTTGATGTTCTCCGGCTTCAGTTCCACGATGCCGATGGTCAGATCTTCTTCGGTCACAGCCGTTGTGCCTTCACCGTGGACATACGCGCCGTCAGCGGCCCGCTCAAAGGCCACCTTCAGATTGCCCTTGAAATAGGTCTTGCGGACGCGGCTCAGGATGGTGTTGTTGTCCCAGGCGGTGCGGATGATGTCATCCACGATCGCGGGGACAGGCAGCTGGCCGTCATTGGCAGCGTTCACGGTCAGGAGCGCCCGGCATTCCTCTTCCTTGCCGGTCTTGATGTAGTTTGCGAATGCATCCATATACTCCTTGCTGGAGCGGATCTCTTCGATGGTCATGGTTTTTCCCTCCTCATGTTTTTCTCTGGTTTCGCCCGCGCCGTTTTCCACGGCCTTCCGGGCTTCCTCTTCCTCCGCTGCCTTCTTCAGCAGCGCTTCCAGTTCGGTTTCCAGGCCGGATTTTTCATCCATCAGCCTGCGGGCTTCCTCGTTCAGCGCATCCAGATCGGCTTCCGGTGTTTCCAGTTCCGCTTCAATCTCGGCCTTGCGCCCTTCGATTTCGCCCAGACGGTTTCTGATTTCCTCACTCGTCATGGTCTTTTTCTCCTTTCAGGATTTTCCGGATTTCTCCGATCTTGCGCTGTCTTTCTTCCTCCGCCCTGATCTCCTCAAGGGCTTCGGTGATCAATCCGTCACCGATGGATCTTGCGCTTATTTCAGTCGCGTCATTCGCTGGCAATGACACGGCAGAAACGTCATACAGTTTGCCGATTTTTCTGATCGTCCGCAGGACCGTTATCTTTCCGTTTTCATCCTTGCCCCGCGTCCGTTTATCCTCCGCCACCTTGAATCCAAAGCTCATCTTGTCGGTGTATCCCCCAACAATTTCCTCATATAGCTGTCTTCCGATGGTTGTCCCGCTCAGGTCTGCCCTGATTTTCAGCCCGTGATCATCTGCTTCAATCGTCAGTGTGTTGTTCCGCGTCTTGGCAAAAACACGGCCCTGATGGTCATATTGCATGATCACGTCAGACAGGTCCGTTTCCTTGAATGCGTCTCTGTCCACCTGTTCATTCAGAATGATTTCCCTGTCTTCCAGCAGTTTGTATGGCTGATTGAACGTGGTAGCGTATCCTTCCACAATCATCTCGCCATTCTCCGCCGTCCGCGCCTCAATATTCTGAATGTCAATTTTCCGGTATTCCCGTTCATATTGCTTCACCGGCATTACAATCCCTCCAATCCATGTTGCTGTATTTTTCGTAGTCCCTCCGCCATCCTGGTTTCAGGCATCCCGCGTAATGCTTGATATACGGATCATCCGCGTATTCCGTAATGTGTCCCGCCTCGTTCCACACCGGCGGCAGTTTGATGATCTGCCCCTGGCAGTACACGTTGATTGCGTCCTGGTCCATGGCCGTCAGTATCATGCTGTTGGCCATGTCAATCATCTTCCGGTATATGCCCGTCTCCCGGAACTTTTCCAGGTTCATCAGGCAGACGCCGGCATTAAAATACCGGAACGGAAACTTGCTCCGCACCGGTTCCTCCACCATTGCCGTATAATTGTCCTTCAGGTCCATGTCCAGCAGCTCACCGATGTCCTTCATGATCACCGTATCGTTGTCCAGCCGCAGTATCTTTTTTTCTTCCGGGAAGATCTCAGGAAACGCCAGCGTCAGCAGGCAGGTGTACGTCCAGTGAGCGTTATAGTTCGGCCCCCCCCGGCGGAAACCACGTCTGTCCGCTGATGTTCTTTGTTTTGATGACCTCCGGCAGTTCCTCCGGAAATGCGTCATCCTCAATCAGAAACCAGATCCTGTCCATCCGCGTATGGTTCAGCAGGCTTTTTGCCGCCACCACCATATCCCCGTATACGTTCCGCGTCCCAAAGTACGCCGCCACCCGCTCACTCATCCGTGCCTCCGCCTTCTCCCGTCTTGCTCTTCGGCGGATTCGTCACATCGTAGTATTCTCCTCTTGACGGGATCTGGTTGCCCAGTTCCTCCGGCAGCGGTTCCAGGTTCAGGATCTCCCTCAGTTCGTTCCGTGTTGCCAGTCCCCTGTCTCCCAGCTGCGTCACCGCGTTCAGTTTATCAGCGTTGCTCATGTACTGCAGCCGGTTGCTGGTAAAGAAAGCTTTGTTTCCGTATCCTACCCGCTCCCGTTCCGTGAACAGCATCCCGCTGATCACTTCGCCCAGCTGGATGCTGAACCATTCCACAAAACCTTCATAGAACGCCAGCCATGCGTCACCGTAAGCCTTGTTCTGCAGGATATCTTCATTCACGCAGAAATAATCAAAGACGTTCGCTTTGATGTGTTCCTGTTGCTCCTTGTCCACCGTATAGCCGCCCGGCTTCATTTCGTGGATATCGTCATATGTATTTGGGAACAGCAGCACACCTCCGGCAGTCTTTTTGTTGCCGAATGTGAACTTGTTGAACCGCTGCATTTCTTCACCGATATCCTCATCAGAGGCCCAGTTATCGCTCTTCGCGTAGAACCGGTAACTGTTCCCGTTTTTGATTCCTTCCGTGATGCCCTGCCTCTGCATGCTGATCAGGTCCAGCACCGGGCGCATTGCCTCATTGTTTTCACCGAAAAGCTCATTTTTGTACTGAAACCGCGTCATGATGCCGACTTCTGCCAGCTTCTCCGCCCGCTTTTTGTTGTTGCTCAGTGTGAACCTGATCCACGGCTCCCCGACGTATTCCACCAGCTCCCAGCTGTCCGGCACGATGTTGATAATTCCTGTTGGCGTCCCGTCCTCCGCCCGCGTCTTGATCATAAAGACGTTGTTCCGCGCTCCCAGCACCGTGGCCGTCTGATACAGGAACTGGCTCCACTCTACCAGGAAATTCGGCTTTACCTTCAGCCGCTTCTGCAGTTCAGGCAGGGCGGACCCGCTGAAATTCGGCTTCAGTTTCCCCGCATGCCGTCCCCATGCGTCCAGGCCCTGATCAGTTCGCTTTCATACACCGATCCGCGCCACGTTGTCCATGCCGGCGAATAACCTTCCAGCATCTTGAAAACCTGTGCGTTTTTCAGCGCCTGCGGCTGTTCCTTTCTGCCGAAGATCTTTTCAATCATTCCCATTCAACCATCACCCCTCCGCGTCAGCGGCTTTCACTCTCCGTTTGTTCTGAAGCCTTGATCCCAGTTTGTCCCACTTGAACACCCGCATTGCCATGGCGTCCAGCAGCATGGCCACGCCGTCAACGTGCGCCTTGTTGCTGATCTTTACCAGTGTTTTCCTCGGATGCGCTCTGTCTTCCCCGCTTTCCATCTTCATGGCCGCGTCCGCCAGATGGATTTTCAGCAGGTCATTGTCATCCATGTCCCTGATCTTTCCTTCCCGCAGCAGTCCCTCAAACTGATCCGCCACATTGGAAAGATTGAACCCCTGCGTTACGCTGTCCGTCTTGAAATGCTTTTCCGTCAGTTTCTGGTTCAGCTCCATGGCGCTCCACCGGTCATATCCGATCATCAGCGGATATATCTTGTACTTTCGCACCAGGTCCATGAACCATGTCAGCACATCGTTGAAATCAACAAATTCCTCACCGCTCAGGCTCAGGAAGCCCTTCCGGATGTAAATCTCATACGGCACCCCATCCCGCTTTGTGGCTTCTTCCAGCCTGTTCTTTGGCATCCAGAAGTGAGCTTTCACCCACAGAATGCCGTCTATCTCGCAAATGAATCCCGCCGCCGTCAGGTCGATCACCTGTGACAGATCGTATCCGCCGACAACATAATGCCCCTTCAGCTCTTCCATCGGCAGCCGCCAACCGAAAGCTTTGTTGATATCCTCCGCCCGCAGCCATGCCGTTGACATGCTCTGCTTTAGGTTGCAGTATTTTGTCTTGAATTCAATTTCCTTCGGTATGGATTCATGCGCAATGTCAATTTCCTTCTGGATGAACTCCCGGCTGACGCTTTCGCCCATCCCCGGAAGGCTTTTCTCAAGCTCTTCCATGTCATCCCACTTTTTCGGATCATCAATCATGTAGATGATCGGCAGCAGATGCTGCTCCCGGCTGTGTCCCAGCAGGAAGCCTGTTCCGCGCTTGAACATTTCGTCATAGATTCCATCATTCTCATACCCGCCGGAAGAGAACAGCATTCCCAGCGGCTCCTCCCGTGCGCCGGTACCGGATACCATGACTTCCCATTGGCGTATCCCGGCAACTCCTGGCCAGGCTGCGCCTTCATCCGCCGCGTAGAACATCGGTGAATAGCCATCACTTTTCTTTGACGAAAAGGCCAGCTTCCGCGCCATCGTGTTCCGTTCCTGGATCATCAGGCCCCTGTATTTTGTGCTGCGTGTGATGGCGTCCAGTTCCGGTTCAGCGTGTACATTGTATTCAAGCGCGGAATAACACAGATCCGCCTGTTCCATCTTCGGCGCAAGGAAATAGATTTCGCTGCCGTATTCCCCCGCCGCGTATGCCATATACGTTGCAATGGCCGCCACCAGCAGCGTCTTGCCCATCTTCCTGCCGATAACCAGCAAAACCTCCGCGAATTGCCGCCTGGCCCCGCTGTCCACTATACCGAAGATCAGGCTGATTACGAACCGCTCCCACAGGCTCAGCTTGATCCGCTTCGGTGCCAGCTTCCCTTTGTAGTGATGGCAGAACCGTTCAATGAATCCCAGTGCGTTGTCCGCCAGTTTCTGGCTCCAAAACCATTTATGCTCAGACAGTCCCTGCAGGATCACGTCACACAGCAGGCGTATCCATTTCCCCGCGTTGATGCCGCCTGTCTGGATCTCGTTCCAGTATTGCAGGATCGCGCTTTCCGCCGTCAGATCTGCAACAGACTTCAGTCTGTTTTTATTCACCCCATTCGGATCACCTTAATGCAGCCGGAATGCGTCCAGGTCACGGGCTGCCTTTTCCTTTTTCGCGCCCCTGTCACTGATCATGCTTCCGATGGTGGTCAAACACTTGTTTGCGCTTTCCACATGCCTGGGCAGTTCCGAAAGCAGCGGATGCGCCACTTCCACGTCCCCGGTCTTGTATGTCTTCATCACCGTCAGGCCATCCTCCGCCAGCCGGTCCCGCATCTGATCAATCAGCCCCGCTTCCTCTGCGTAGATCCGCGCCGCTTCCTGAAAGTCCTGTTCCCCGTCTATCTGATATATCTTGCCGAAGGCAATCATCTTCCGGAATATAGATGCAGGCGTGATCTTTTCATTCGGCTTGCGGGCCTTCACTCGTTTCTTAGTGCTTTTCTTCTTCGCGCCTGCATCATTTGTCCGATTTCCTTTCCGCTTCTGCTGATCCCATGCCTCCGCGTCCCCGTCAATGAAAATTGTTCTTGCCTCCTTTGGCAATTTATCCGCGATCTCAACCCGTCTCGGCTGATCTCCGGTTTTCATCCTGGCAACCTCCTGTCAAGTCAATAAAAAAACGGTGCAATTTTGCATCGTTTTTGGAGCTGTTTGAGCCTGTTTCTTCATTGTCGCGCCCGCGCGTGGACGCGCGTCCTGCGCATCCTCGGCGCGCTTTTTGGACC